TTTGCATTCTACGATATCCATATAATGTAAAAGGCTGGTGACTTTGTCATCAGCCCCACCCTTTTTAAAAAGAGTTTCCTTATAGATATTTTTTATGCATTTGGTGAATTATCACACAGTCTGACGTCCTCCTTGTTGAAGGACACCTTGGCCTGCAGGCCGTAGCATTCACCTACATAGTCATTATCGAGCCAAACCTCGCCCCAAGTGCCGGACATTACTCTTTTTGCACTATCCATAGGTTATATCCTCCTTCTATATTGCAATCGCAAGGTCTATATCTTCGATTGCATCCAAAATCTTAATGCTTGCCTTTAAGAATACCTTATCCGCTGTATTTGCTTCTTTGATTTGCTGCTCGGACATGGCGGATGTATCTACTCCGATGGACTGCAAATATGCCTCCTGTGCAGCCAAATCAATCCCGACGGAGCTGCTGCCGGCTTGCAGGATACCCTCCTGCTCCAGCTGAGTAAAATACCCGCTTATGGCTGAGATCAGCAGGCACTTATTATCATAGTCGTTGGCATACTTGCCGATATAGCTGTCCTGGGCCGTCATCTTTATGTCATTCTTTATCATATCAACAGCTTCAACAATCTTAATCTTCTTGAAGGTCTCACCCTTATCCTGTGTAGTCGTCTGCAGACTGTTGACGCCGCGGCCAACTTTGACCTTTTCTCCATCGTGGAATATGATGAATTCTCCATCATCAATAGCAGCATCCATTTCAGCCTTCGAAAGGCGTGTTACATCTGTAACCTCAGGCAGAGGTGCATAAGTACAGCTTATTGTCATCGGTGTGCCGGCAATCAAACCGGCAATCCTGGCACAATACCCTGCTGCTGCATATGTGTTTTCTCCAACCTTTATCCCATCTGTTGTGAAGTTTACAATTGCCTCGCTGTCGGCAGCCTTATCTGGCAGCACGGCCTTGGGAGTGAAATCATTTGCACGCTGAGAAGCTATCCATGTTGCTATTTCTGTCGCTTCCGTAGCATCACAATCAGGAGGGCCGGCAAGATAGTCAAAAGTCTGTGTTGCCAGGTAGTTTAGCGCCTCAGACAAATTCGCAGCTTCATCATCCAGAACATAAACAATCACCTTTCTTGGCGGATTGACGTACCCTATGAACGCCTGATCAACGTATGCCTTATTTACAGCACCAAGTTCCGCAGGAATCTGTGTGCTGTTCGTCAAAACATGTGCGCCCTGAGCTGCCGCAGCAGCATCCTTCAATATAATGGCTACTACGCCTTTTGCAGAGCGCTTAACCGCTGATACTGCTTGAGATTTGAATTCAATATTGATATTTGGAAGTCCCAACTTTATTCCTCCTTCACGGTCGTATAGACCTTATTAATTAGTGGTGTATCATCTATAGCATCCGAGCGGTCATCATAGTATTCAAACTGCAAATCTATGTAGGCCTGATCAAAATTCCTGCCGCCGGAGCTTGCCCTTACTTTTACCGACCTATCGTCAACATTGATATAGCCATTCCTGAATATATCCAGCACTCCGTTTTGAAGGGTGAGCAGCTGGACAGTATCACTATGAGAGTAATCATCTGTCGTATCAAAGCATGTTATTGTAAAATAGTCAGTTTCCTGAATGGTTCTGCGGTTCACGGACTTTTGGTCAAAGGTAACAAGCTCAATAAGGAAGCACGGCCTCTCAAATTGCTTTGGGCATAGGTCAATATATACTGTATGGTCAGGATACTTTTCGACTAAAAGCCGGTTAATTTCATCCAGGATCTTTATGCTGTTTATTATTTTGACCTCCTCCCCTCTATACGGTCGGCCAGGTTCTCAGCAAACCGTTCCGCTATTTGAATGGCCTTTGCATCGACATTCTTTTGTGCATTTTGGTAGAAATGCCTGCCTTCAACAAACGGTGTGTTAATTCTGGGCTTATAATGCTTTGCTTTTCCACTTGGCTGCCTGATTTTGTGGCCGCTTTCAAGGTAGTTGGTTATGGCACCGGGGCTGTTGTCACCAGTACTGCCCTTAACAGCTCTTACGGCAGCATATCCACCGCCGCTGCCCACATGCTCCTCCTGCCAATTCCGGATCTTCCCCCGGTCGTCTTTAACGCCGGAAGCAACAATCTGTGCGTCCACTTCCTTTTTTGCCATGTCTGCCATCTCTTCATGCAGCTTTCTTCTGGCCTCAGGCACTTCATCCAGCAGAACATTTAAATCATTTGTAAGCTCTTCTAAGCCCTTCAAATTAATGCTTTGCATAATCACACATCCTTGGTCATGCTGATCTCGTATTCATTCTTGTACTCATCCAGGTTGTGAACAACCTGGACATTAAAGGTATCATTACCTATTTTCACGAGGTCCGCTGCCTGCAGCTCTATAGCTTTTGGTGTTACCAGTACATATGTTAGCTCGTTGACCGCCTGAGGCTTCTGCTGCTGATATCCCAAGTATTTTTCAACCAGACATGCCGGGAAAGTGGCTATTGTTTGCGGTTCCTCTGGAATAGGCCTGTTTAGTGAATTTTTACCTGATGTTTTTCTAGTAGCAATGCATGTAACAGGTTCAATCTGTGCGGCTGTTACCTCATAAAGCATGCGGTTGATTTCTTTGATGTCAGTTAAAAAGTAGTGCCTTCCCTGCCACCTAAGAGCCTGGTGAAGCGTCAATGCGCATTTTCTTATTGTAAATTTTGCTGTCTTGACTCCGATGCCGACCGTTGAAAACAGATTTGTCTTTTCAAGGCTTTCAGCCTTAGCCCATATTGTAGCCGCCACATCCCAGGTATAAATATTTCCGGCATTCCCCAAAGTTAAAATATATATCCTGCTGTTCAGTTCTCCTGCCCTCATACATCCACCCCCTAGGACGGCGGCACATACATGCAAGAATTCAGTAAATTATAGAAAGCCGTGGGGACATCCGTTGACTCCGGGTTGTCAATCCTGTGGCTTACATACAATTTAATTGCTGATTTTATCGCCTCAGGAATCTTTTGAGGGGCTGTGTAACCGGCTTTATATGTGAAAATCACGCTGTCGTATTTCTGAAGCGTAACTGCAGGCCAGGTCTTATCTTTCCTAAAGTACACCTTCCCGGATCTGCTGCTTACAACAAAATCATTAATGTCCATTGCCAATTCGGCGCCGTTTGTGTCTATGATCTTAACTGCATCAAGTACTTGTAACGGTATGCGGGGCACTTCAATTGGCATTGAGGGTAACGTATCAAAAGACAATTCCCATATCTGTTCCATCAGCACCCATTGGATATATTTTTCTGCTTCTTCCCTGCCGGACTTAATAAGTCCGGTGATTATGCCGTCTAAGCTATCATCAGAAATTCTCGCCCAATCTTTAGCTTCCTGAAGTGTCACCGGCTCCTGCGTCGGTGCCGCTACCAGTTTTATCCTGTAATCCACCTTTATCACCGCCTTTTGGCGCTTCTTCTATTAGCTTTACCCATCCCCGTGCAGCCCAGTTATATGCAATCTGCCATGGCAGCTCCTCTGTGCTGCCTTTTTTAAGTTGTTTCCCATCAAGGTTAAGCCCTGATATTAATATTTTTACCTTCTTCATCACCTGTGCCCCTTTCAAGGATTGTAAGGGGCCGATTAAGGCCCCATCATGCTTATATTGCAGTTACGTCAAGCTGTCCGTAAACAGCTGCGCCGCTGTCTATCAGCTTGACATCTTCCCTTTCTATAGCCCTTACTTCAGTATTATCTTTTCTGAAGGCTGTACCGCCTACATTGGTGGTGTCAATCTGGTATCCCTGACGCTCAAACATAGTTATGAGCTCAACCAGGTTGCCTATGATGCAAGGAGCCAGCCTGGTAGTTGTGCCGGTTGTTGCAAGTACCGTATTGGGCACCACAATTACAGGCTTTCCGAATATTATGCTGCTTGACGGTTCAGTTACATCGGGCTTAAGCAGCGGCCTGTTCTGGCCGTCAACCCAGGTGTCCATCAGTTGGAAGCCGTCCTGGTTTGTGAGGACTACAGAGCCTGCAGCAAGCATCGGGTCAAGAGTTACATTGAGGGCTTTCTTCATTGCTTTCCAGTCAGCAAAGGTTACTTTGCTGAGAGTAGCAGCCAAATCGAGTATGAGCTTGTTCCTTGTTACTACTGACTTCTTGCCTATCCATCTCTTCAGGAAGTCCATGATGGCCTGATCTGTGTCCTTCAGGAGATCATTGGATACAGGCAGCCATCCGGCATATTTTTTAATAGCGTATGATATGTTTACAAGTTTGGGGTTTCCCATGTCAGCTATATCATCTACGCCTTCGTTTGCCAGATTCTCAAAAGGTGTCATTGTAGCAATCTGTTCAAAAACCCTGCTGCCGGAATTCGTGTTTACCGGAATGACGTTGATAAGTCTTTCAAGAGCCGGCAATAACCTTTTGTACTCATTGATTGATGTCTGGATATCCTGAGGTACTGCAAGGCCGCCATCTGCTGCCGAGCCTTCTGTCATTGCATTTCTTGCTTCAAGCAGGTTCCTATCCTCTGCTGACAATCTCTGCATCCTGAATGCCTTCATGAACGCAGCCTTGTACTGTGCTTCATCTTCCTTCTCGTCTTTTGCTTTCCCTTCCGGCTTCACCTCTCTGCCGCCGCTTGTTTCCAGGTCTTCAATGTCTGCCAAAAGCTCTATCTGCGCTTTCAGAGCCTTGGCTTCTTCGGCCTTAGCCTTAGCCTCGGTCATCTTGTTTTCTTCAGCCAGCTGCCTTGCTTCGTTTGTAACCTGTGCAAGCTGCTGCCTGAGTTCTCTTTCCTTCTTTGTCATGTCTCTTTTCCTCCATTTCATATACTTGTTATGTGATAAAAAAAAATGAACCTTACATAAGTCCCAATTCTAAAAGTAACTTTTCTTTTTCATTACTGCTCTTAGGAGTTCCTTCTGGGGGCTTCGGTTTTTCCTTCAATGCTTCAGGCAGGTTCCTATAACCTTCAAAATAGTCAGAAACACATGCCGCAGCATTGTTCGCCTCACCAACCTCGATATTGAAATACTTGGCGGCTTCCTCGCCTGTCAGCCATGTCTCTTCGGCAACAAGCCGGCGGATTGTTTCAATGTCAATTCCTTCTTTGAGGTTTTCCTTGTAGACATTCATTATGCCTTCTTCAATCCTGTCCAGGTCATCAGCCATTTTTCTAAGCTCATCCGCATTTGCACCCCAGGTCCATGCCCAAGGTTTATGTATCATCATGAATGCGTTTGAAGGAATAATTACTCTGTCCCCTACCAGAGCTATTACCGACGATATGCTCCCTGCTACACCGTCAACATATACTGTTTTCTCAGCAGCATGTCTTTTCAGCTGGTTGTAAATAGCAAGTCCTGCAAACACAGATCCCCCGCCGGAGTTGATGTAAATATTCAACTTGTTTTTTCCTTCAATCTCCTTAAGGAAATTCTTTATATCGTCTGGACATACATCGGTATCATCCCACTTTGCCCATAAGGAGCTTACGATATCGCCGTATATGTACAGCTCGGCATAGTCCTCGGTTTGATTTTTTATTTCGAATTTACCCGTTACCTTCTCTTTGCCTGTCCTCTGGTCTTTGAACTTCAGCTCAAGAATCTTATTCACCCGCGCTGCCTCCTTTCTGCTCATACTGTTTGCCTGCCATTGTAATAGGAATCATACTGCCGTTGAAGTAGAGTTTGTCGCCGCCTTCCAGCGGAGGATCCTCTTCTTTTGCCCTGCATTCATTTGGAGTTTTGAATCCAAACTGTATGGCTTTTGCATAGGCATTATATCTTTTTTCAGTATCACCCCTTAGAATGCTGTCAACATTGAACTTCACATAATAGCCTGCCATTATTTCCGGGTCAAGGAATAGCTTATACCGCAGCTCATCCTCATACATTTTGAGGATTGCTTGCAGGGTATCTATGTAAAATTCTCTCTGCTGCTCTTCAATATTGGAAAACGTAGCTCTATCAAGGTCATTGATTTGATGGAGCTTTATACCGAAGGCGGCCGCAATCTGCCTTATTGTGAGTTTTGTATTCTCCAGGAACTGAGCATCAACCAGATTCATGCTTATTGGCTGGAATTGATAGCCTATAGGCAAAAGGCTAATTTTATGGGAGTTTTTAAGTCCGTTGCTCATTTCCTCGAACTTTTCCCGGAAAGTTTTCTGTGCTTCCGGGGTCAAAGTGCCCACATATTGCACAATACCCTTTGTTTGCATGCCGTTTTTAAAGAAATTATTGATGTATTGTTCCGCAGATTTGGCATTTTCCAGGCTATTTGACAGTATTTCTGTTATATCCAAGCCAGCTATACCGTCGGTTGTGAGCCCTTTAAAGTGCAATATTTCATCAGCCTGGAGCTTATACTGGTTCCCAGAATTATCTGTGTATACGTACCAGACTGAATTCTTACTGCTTATCAGTCCAATATCATCGACGTAAATTTTCATCTGTGAGCTGTTCAGAGGGTATATCCCTGTAATTTTACCGGCATTTTTCCCTCTTTCAGCAACATCAGGCCATGCAAATGCATTGCCTCTTATACTCCTTTGTGCTTCAATGCACTTCCAAAAGTCCGAAGGACTCATAAAAGGATTCGGCCTTACTGCGAGTAGTGAATATAGATAGTGGTCCGTGGCCTTTTTTATACCGTTGCTTTCCTGATAGATTTTCAAAGGTAATTTGCTCACCGTATCAGCGAGGAATTTTACACAGGAATAAAATGTTATCTCTTTCAGAGCCTTATTGCCTTTGATATTAACAGCATCCGGGTCAACCCCCAGCCACTCCAGCAATGTTTTAACATCGCTCAAATCCGTTTCGACCTTCTGTGCTTTAAAATCTCTTCTAAATATCACTTTTTCACCTCCTTAGAGGGTTTATCGCAAAATACACTCCGGCACCGAATAATACCACCCCCAAAGCATAGCAGCCTGCTATCCTGTTAATAAAAAAAGTAGTTCCGACTATTACGCCTAAACCACTTATAATCAAAATATCCTCGATGCATTTGCTAAGGAATTTAACTACGCTTTTCATCTAATCAACTCCAAATTTTATTCAAGAATTCTTCAGTTGCGTATTCTGATATATCAACTGCACTCTCACTAACCATTGCCCTTACATGAGATATTACCAGCGCTACGGCTGGGTCAATCCTATACTGTGCCTTTGATTTATCAAGCTTGATATTTTCTGCAGGATCCATTGTGACTATAGCGTTGTTCATTGCCCATGCCAGTACCGGATTATTGAAATGCAGCAGTTTTTTCTGAAGCACTAAAGACATAATATCCTTTGTCGGCTCCGATAATGTCCTATATCCCTGCCTTATTTCAACTGTTGTAAAACCTTCATTGGTTAAGTTTTGAGCCAGTTGAGTAGCATTCCAAGGGTCATAACAGATTTCCCGTATATCATAGTCATCTGACATTTGCATAATGTATGATTCTATGAATGAGTAGTCAACTACGTCTCCCGGAGTCTCGGTAATATACCCTTTTTTAATCCAGGTTCTGTACGACACCCCATCTTTCTTTTCCTTTTCAAGCACCCTGTTCTCTGGGATAAAACTGTGGGATATAACTGCGTAGCGGCCATCTTCAAACGGGAATTCAAAATTAACCGATGTCATGTCTGTTGTGGATGATAAGTCTATTCCAACATAGCATGATTTCCCTTTTAGATCTTCAATCTTGATATCATCATTTGCATCTATATGGCATGCCTTCCACCTCTCCATATCCATCCAGCGTATCTCCTGATTTACCCACATATTTAGGTGCTTGCAAAGGAAATTGTTCTGGGCTGCCGGTATCTGCTTTGCCCTTTCTGCTTTCATCCTCAAGTCTTCCAGTTTTACACTGACACCCAGATTAGGATTGGCCTTAATCCAGCACGATTCATCCCGCCAATCATCCTCATGATCTATTTGAGCAATATAGCAGAAGAACATATTATCTTCCGTATGCCCATTTAAGATGTTGCATCCATATTCGTATAATTCATAAGCGATACCATGATTATCAAAGCCGGCAGTTGTTATTCCGAATATAAGAGGCTGCTGCCTCGCCGCAGTACCATTGGCAATTATGTCATATATCTCTCTCGTTTTATGCGCATGAAGCTCATCAATTAGTCCCCCATGGATATTAAGACCATCAAGGGAATTTACATCGGATGACAGGGGCTCAAACTTGCTGTTTGTTCTAGGCATATTAATATTCCGCTGAAGCACTTCAAGATATTTTTTTATGGATGAGGATGCATTGACCATCCTCTTGGCTTCATCAAAAATAATCCTTGCCTGGTCTCTTTTGGTAGCAGCAGAGTAAACCTCAGCTCCCTGCTCTCCGTCTGCCATTGTAAGGTATACTCCTAGCCCTGCCAACATGGTAGATTTACCATTTTTCTTTGCGACCTGTACATAAGCTGTCCTATACATCCTCAAATCTGTTTTCTTGTGCTTCCATCCGAATATGCTGCCTACAATAAAGCATTGCCATAGTTCCAAAACTACCGGCTTCCCAGCCCATTCCCCTTTGGAGTGGCATAGAAACCCGAAGAAGTCCATTATACGTTCTGCGGCTTCAACGTCAAAATAAAATGGAAATGCTTTTGTTTTTGACTTCTTAAGCATTTCCATATGTCTTTCACAAGCGTTACGCACCAATTTGCCGGTTATTATCCTACCAGCCAGTACCTTTCTTGCGTATTCTGTTGTTCTATCCTTTACTCTATCCACTCTTCTTTCCGCCCTTCAGGAAGGTAAGCAACGGGTCTTCTTCAGTTTCCCTGGAATTGACACTCACCTTTGTTCTGGAGCTTGGTGTCATTCCAAATTCGCTTGCAAAATCCTTCATGAGTTTCATGGCATCATTTGCTATAGCAATCTCGGGTATAGGAAGCCTATTACCCTTTGGGCCTATGTAACTCAGCTTTCCATCATTATCTGAGGCATATGCTTTAATCTTTCGTGTTGCTTGGATCCAAATTGAATAGTTATGGCAATATGCAGCAAGTGTGTTATAGTCAACTTTGGCAAGAAGCCCAAGCAGGTGGAGCTCCGGTGCAATCCTCTTCCATTCCTTTTTAGCCTGTGTATCCAAAAA